GCAATCTTTCGTAGATATGAATCTAGAAAGAGTATTCCTCTCAGGTAAACTTAGTGAAGTTTACGGACCTGCTGGTTTAATTGATCAACAGAAGATCGATGAAGAAGAGAATGAGAACCTTTTCTTTAGAGAGACTCTCGGGGTCGGTTACGATGTGACAAGACTAAACGAATTGTGGGATAAAGAAATCTATCCAAACCTTCTGGAACAAGCTATGATAGAGCCTCCTAACACTGTTGTGATTGGGCTCGCGGAACCTTTGAAGGTTCGCAATATCACTGCTGGACCACCAATCACTTACACTGCTTTGAAGCCCATGCAAAAATGGTTGTGGAAAAGTTTAAGAAAGAATTCGGTGTTTCAATTAATAGGTACACCTGTCACTGAGGACATAGTTGCTAAACAACTAGGAGTTCTTGGAGAAGACGAGGAGTTTATCTCTGGCGATTATAAGGCCAGCACAGATAATCTGCACTCTTGGGTGTCTGAAACTCTCCTGGACGAGTTATTTATCATCCTTCGCGAAAACAACGAAGATGAGAACGAAGGTGGTACGCCTTCGGAATGGCTTGACATGCTCGAGGTGCTCATGAAAAGGGCGCTGACAGGACACAGGATTCTCGATCCTAAGAGAATGATGTGGTACAGGAAAGGGGTGGAAAACCTACCAGAAAGTTGGTTTAAAGACCAAAAGGAAGGACAGCTGATGGGATCTGTTATCTCATTTCCTTTTCTTTGCATGGCCAATGCGGCGCTGTGCAGATGGGCAATGGAAATTTCTTCGGGGAAGAATTTCAAAGTTGTTGATCGACCAATCTCCGGGTATGAACTCGCTCCATTACTTGTGAATGGGGATGATTGTGTGAAGAGAGGGAAGGTGGGAGTTCTGTTTCCGAACTGGAAGCGGGTAACTGCTTTTGGTGGATTAGAATCGAGCGTAGGAAAGACTTTCAATGCGAAAGAATTCCTCCAGATCAATTCAGAACAGTTTGAATACCAAGTCCCTGGTTGGGAGCTTGTTTCCGGGATGACTCCAGAAGCCATCTACAAGAAGCTTAAATATGTGAATTTAGGCCTTGTATATGCGCAGAAAAAGGACGGACGTCGTGGAAAATGCTTCGCACAACTAGGTAGTCTTCACCGTGACTTGGAACGGACTTGTCCAGCTGAACTTTTCGTGAAAGCCTCAACAAAATTTATTAAGGAGGCCATGAAAGTTAGATATGCAGCAAAGACCAAGAAGATCTATAGTGATCCAGATACAGG